TGTTCAACAGCAACAGAAGACGAATAAACGTTCTCTGTGTACAAATCACCTAATTTAGTATTTCCACTAACTCCTCTAGAAACTTCTGTTAATTTATTACCATCTCTTTCTTTATAAAACAGAATTTCATCATCTATTTTAATATATCCGTTCCTTTCTGGGAATGATGTCCCATCTTGTAATATTACTTGATTAACTGTATCACTAATTGAAGCAACTAATGTGGATCTTTCTTTCAGTAAATGCTTCTCATAATAATCCACATCACGATAATTCGTGATATTTGTTATAATATCCAATGGTTGACCAGCAGATTCTAACTGCTCATAATAACCTTCTAAAACTTTAGTAAAGTTCTCATATTCAGCAGTAATAAAACCTGGCAGTTGATCTTCAATTAAAGAAGAGATCTGTGTATTCATTTACTCTGGATATACCGCAAATTTGCTGTTCGTGATATCTACATCTAGATAAAGACTTCTAGTAGCAGAAATATCGTTATTTTCTGGTTCTACTCGAACCTCAATTTTATTATCGTAAAATGTTCCTTTTATGATAGTCAAATCATATATTTTAATTTCACCTAGAACATAATCAATATCTCCAACATTATCATTAACCACAACTTTATCACCAGTTGCAGGATCTATTCTATATAGTACTATTTTACCACCCCTATCTTCCATGTACACAACATAATTTGGTTGTTCGGAAATAACAAAACCAGTACTACTAATAACAGGTCCATCACATGAATTCTTAAAGGAATTCTGGAAGCACAACTCATAAAAATAAGTAGAGTTAATAGCAGGATAAAAATCCTTCCTCATAGTAACAGTAGTTGTATTCGATGTTATTGACGCATCAGTTTCATCTATTACACCAACATATTTACTATGACGATATTTACCATTAAATTTCTCTGTCCCAGACAATTTAGAATAATCAGACACAGAAGTAATCACTTTTGATTTTATATCTTCCGCAAACTGATTAGTCACCCTTGTGTTATAGTTAATTCTACTGCTTAACTCAAGATAAACAATAGAAGGGTCTATAATATCTGCAGTAACAGAAGCAACAGAATAATCCTTTAATTGCTCAATAATTTGTTGTTTAGTAAAGGTAGATAATTTAGATCCACTATTTGGTTTGATTACAATCTTTACCTTACCAAATTCAGGATATCTTTCCTCTTCACCACCATAAACAATAATGTCAGAGACCGCAGGGTATATTTTACGTACTATCGCAGAATAATCTGCTGCTGTAACTGCTCTGTTCTGTGTTGAATACAGTTTTGGAGCATTAAACTTAATTTTATCAATATCTTCTATTGCTGCTCCTCCAGAGGCAGCAGAAACAGTTGTAATATTTGATACACTTATTGGAGGTGAAATACCATTTTCGTCTTGTAATACACCACTAAACGTAAATGTTGATGCTCCATTAGTAGTTTCACCATTAGTAATCAAATATGTTACTTCAACAAACTCATTATTATCTAATTTACGTCCAATTACTCCATCACCAAAGAAAAGTTGATACTGTTCATCTAAATTTTCATCAACATAGAAAATATTATCTGTAGAACCTATATCAATAATGCTATTTACTTGATTAAAATAAACAAATGAGGTAGCATTCTCTTGTGGAAAAACTTTTACTCTAATTGTACTGGTATCTGCTCCAGAATTTGTTAACTTAAACTTTTGTTTGGTGTTTGCAGTTTGAACTGTATATGAATCTGTAACTAATGTACCTTCATACAAGGATACATTTTCGAAGATTGCTTGGTTATTTGCAACAGGAACCTTGTAATCTTCAATAACGACATATTTGTAGAGTTTGTCGTCAAAAGATGTTACAAATCCTGTTCCTTTCTTGAGAATTATTATAGAAGGTGCTGTACCAGTAAAGGTTACATTAAAATTAACTACTGCTTCTGGTGAAACTACTGATTTTGGTTTATAACCTAACTGTTTTGCTATAGTGATTACGTTATCTCTTAACGTAGCAGACTCTAGAAAGAGTTCATTTACCACCATATTAGTGTTAAATGCTGTATAATAAGTATTATACGCTAAAACATCTAGTAAATTACTCCACGTTGAACCTTCAAAATCAAAATCACTAAAATCTGTCTTCGCTCGAAGATAGTCCTTTAGTGAAGTTTTAATATCTATAAAGTCTAGATTATTTACTTGCGTATATTTCATTGAGTTCTCTGAAGCAGGAAGTTAATCTCTTGTGGAGCATTATCTTGACGACCAATAATTTCATATTCCATATGAACAGTAAATGAATTCTGTTCAAATTCAGGTTCCACTACCAATTCAACAATACCAATTCTTGGTTCGTAATTTCTAATAGTTGTTTTTATCTCACTTTGTATTTGTGCTGCTACACCAAAATCTAATGGTTCGAATAATAATTCAGAGATTCTAGATCCCAAATTACTTTGAAATGGTCTTTCACCAGGTATAGTCATCAACAAATTTACAACCGATTGCTTCACTGCAGCATCTTCCTTTGTTACTTGCAAATCACCAGTAACAGGATGAGGCATAAAATTTATTTTTAAATCCTTTAACGGAGCGTATCTCGGCACAACAACACTATTTTGAGTTATTTATGCACACTATAGAAGGTATATTTTAAAAACAATTCCTCACCTGCCTTTATAGGTTTTATGGTCTTGATATAATACTTGGTATAATACTTGTTATCAACTGGGTATTTCACACAATTAGGATCATCACTATGATTAATAAAACCGCCTAATGGTGTACGAAATGTTTCATCCAATAAAATTTCCAACAAAATATGAGATAGACCAAGTTCGGTATCAACAGGGATATCTTCTTTAGCGAATATCCCTTGACCTGCAACTTGACTATCTCCTATATGCAATGCATCTGGCAATGCTTTATAACTCAACGACCTTGACCTCTATATCTCTTCTTTGCTTTATTTCTTGATGTAGCAGAATACTTTGAATGTTTTCCACATCCTTGCCTAGATTTCTTTGGATGTGGTTCTATAGTTACCAATCCAGTAGAACTTGTTCTAATTCCCATGTTTTGTATTTAAATAAACTCCCGATGCTGGACTCGAACCAGCGACATAGTGATTAACAGTCACCCGTTCTACCAACTGAACTAATCGGGAAGGTAGTGGGTGGGAGGTTGGATTAATGTATACCAACAAGTAAGGGGCATTGCTACATTAGTAGATTTTTACCTTACTGTCCGAGACCCGACTGGTAAGTCGATTCACGTTTTCAACGTGCAGCACCACCTGTGTCTCGTCACCTTAACTAGCCTTATGCCAGCAAGTTTGATTCAGTCACTCCCGTGTCAAACCCGTCGATTCAACAAATATATTATAGCATAAAAAAAGATGGTGTCAACCCCTTACTCGTGTAAGTCTTACTTCCCTACCAAAAGGAACTTTGTGGTATGTATTGAATGATAGACTAATCCTATCTTTATCTGAAAAGTGTGGTGTCACATAATGCGATACAGCACTAGAAAATAATATCAATTGACCAGGTATGGAAGGATAAGTGAAACTATCAGCAGTAGATGGGTAATAAGAATTTTGTTCTTTAGATACACTTTGTACAGAAAAATTACTTTTATGTAATTCTGACTTAAATGTTATGGGTGCACCGTTTTCAGGGTCTGATGCCAAATAAAAAACTCCACTTATAAAACTATTTGCATGATAATGTTCTTGTAACTCTTGTCCAGTTTTATTTAAATTTACCCAAGACTGTTGTATTTCTATTTCATCATCAGCACCTGTAACATCATTAACATATTCATAAACAGAATTTAAACAAAATTGTCTTAATTCTTTTAAATTGTCATCATCCAGCACATAAGTATTTTTTGATCTGGAACTTCTCCACTCCTGTATATATTCAATATTAGAAAAATATTCCAAAAGTTTGTTTATATCACCTTCATATTCAAATACCATTAATGGTGGTACTTGAAACATATTAATAGAATGTTTTTTCATAATATAGTATTAACCGCCTACTAGTACATTTGCAATCCCTGACGTGATCCTTGACCCTCTATTTAATCCATCGCCTTGTCTAGCAACTCCTTTCTTCTTAATCATAACTCTTGTTGATCCTCCTGTTATTACATCCATATGAGGAGGGTCATCCTTACATCCATGAGTTGCCGCCTTTCCACCTATAGTTGCAATTAGTTTTTTACTGACAAATACATTGGTATTTCCACCTGTCTCTACTAGAGTAGATGGTGGATTGCACGGTCCATGACCACTTGTACTACTTCCAATATGTGCTATAGGTTTTCCCATCAGAGTTTTGCTCCCATTTCAGAGTGCCGTAACATTTTCTTCATATTCTTACCCCGTATTCTCCAATACACCTGTAGACACGCCACAGACACAATGATAACAAATACTATTAAGGTATCTAATATATCTATCATGCTTCCTCATCTACTGGAGCAACTGG